GATTGATAGATGGCCACAAGTAGGCATGAAACCCGGTTTGAACTGACCGCCAGCGACAAAACCAAGGCCGCGATAAAAAGCGCGCAGGATGGTTTCAGCTCGCTCGATGGCATGGTTGGCAAACTGACGGCCGGTTTTGGGCTGCTGGCTGGTGCGGGTGGTATCGGCGCGCTGATCAATCGCCAGGTTGACGGCGCCCGCCAGGCCGTGGCCTATGCCGACGCGCTACAGGTGCCCATCGATAAACTGACCGCCATGCAGTCAGCGGGTGAGGTCGTTGGCATCGGCAGCGACAAACTGGCAGACATACTCAAAGACACCGCCGAAAAAATTGCCGACGCCTACCGCAACGGCGGCGGCGAGGCGGTCGAGGTATTGCAAGGCCTGGGCCTGAGCATTCAGCACATCAACAGCCTATCGCCCGATCAACAACTATTCGCCATTGCCGAAGCGCTAGGCCAGGTCGGCACGCAGGGCGAAAAAATCCAGATACTTGAGGCATTGGCGAGCGATGCATCGCTATTGCTGCCGCTGCTCGACAACAACGCCGAAAAATTCAAAACCCTGATGAATCAGGCCGATGAAACCGGCAAAACCCTGACCCGTATCGAGGCGGATACCCTGCTCGAAGCAGGCGAGGCCATGCGCGAACTGGACCAGGCCAGCGATGCCCTGGCGCAGACCCTGGCTGTTACACTGGCGCCATATTTAACAGACTTGATCGAGTTCGCGACCGAAATCGCGGGTAAATTTAAAACAGCCGAAACAGCCGTCGAGGGTTTTTTCGATCAGCTATTTGCAGCAAAAAATGACGAGGCATTTACATCGTTAAGTGAGGCGCAAAACCGGCTCGATTTATTGGTTTCGCGATATGACGCATTGCAGGGCCGAATCGAAAACGCCGGTGACGCTGACACTATCATGGCAAATCGTCGCCTAGTCGATCTGGAAAAGGAAATCATACTACAACGCGAGCGCGTTGCACTAGCCGAAGGCCGGCAACAGATAATGGAGGATTACCGCGCAGACCGGGGTATGGCCATCACCGTCACGCCAGACGCCAACCGCCTGAGCGATGGCGATCAAGCCAACATGGAAAAGGCCGCTGAAAAAATGCGCGCCTCGTTTTTGGGTGAGCGCGAATTGCTCATGGAAAACCACCTGGCCCAGCTCGACATGATCGACCAGTTCGAGTTGAACAAAATCGAAACCGAAATGGGCTACGATGACCTGCGCCTGGCCGCCGCGCAGGATCTGAACAACAAAATGGCCGCGCTCGATGAAAAGGATGGGCAGCGCCGCATGCAACTGGAAAGCAAGGTGCAGGGCACAATCAACAGCCTGAAAATGCAGGGCGTCAACATCGCAGTTGGCCTGCTACGCCAACTCGGCCAGGAACACGACGGCGCAGCCTATGCCGCCATCGCACTAGAAAAAGCCATGGCTGTTGCATCAATCAACATCGAGGCCAGCAAGGCGCACATGGCAGCCTATGGCCTATTGCAGATGGGCGCGTTGGGGCCTATGGCCGTATCAGCGATGCATATGCAAATTGAATCCAGCCGGGCATTTGCGCTGGGCATGACAGCGGCCAGTGGCCTCGTCGACGCCTACGCAGTCGGCAACAGCAGCAGCGGCATATCACCCACCACCGCCGCCACCCCGGTTTCGCCCATCGACAAAGGTCTGCAGTCATTCCCAGGCAGCACCGAGGCGGGCGCCACGCAGGGCAACCAGCTGACCATCCGCATCGTGGGCGACGGCAAATTTACCGAACTGGTGCGCGATAGCATCGAGGTCCTATCCGACAACGACGAGCTGATGATTATCAATGGCTAGTTTCACATACACCGCAAAACGGCATTTAAAAACGGGGCATAGCGTCGATACTGATTACACGGTGACGCTCGACATACAGGCCGGCGACATCCAGCCCAACGCCGTGCAAACCGTCAACATGTCGCTGTCCGGCAACCAGGTCACGACCGTGCATCGGCTGGAACAAACCCTGGCCATCACCACCGACTATTTCAGCGCCAGCACTACGCCGGATTACGACGACATGGAAGAATTCATTTACAGCACCATTCACGGCGAAACATTCACCTACAACGACGGCGCGACCGATTTTAGCGTAAAAATGCAGGGCGGCCCGCGCCTGCAGCGCACCGGCACGCTGTTTGCGTGGTCGTTCAGCATCCGCTTTTTGTAAAAAATGAAAACACAAACTGAAAACTATATCAGCGAATCCACGCAAGAAATCCAGCACCCGCGCTACGTTATCGCGCTGTCTTTTGACGATGCAAATACCGACATCACCTATCTAACCAGCCATGCCGACTGCCTCGACCCCGGCAGCGTGGCCGGCATCGATCGCATAGACGGCTGCATCGACCCGCGCGGCATCAGCGGGCAAACCCAGCGCATCGTACCCGACCGCGCGCAACACACCATCGGCTCCGTCACGTTTAAACTGCTCGACGTCAACGGCGAACTGTCAGCCAAAATCAACACCAAACTGGCCGCCGGTTACGGACTGCGGCATAAACGCATCCGGTTATATAAGGGGTGGGAGGGCCTGTCCGCGTGGTCAGATTACAGCCTGCGCCTGACCTACCGCGTCGAATCCATCAGCTACAGCAACGGGGTTTACACACTCGGCTGCGGCGACATCCAGCGCGAAGCCAAACAGACCATCATGGAGCCGCATCAAGGCGTGCTGACCAGCACCCTGACCGTGGGCGCCAGCACGGTTCCGATCACCATCGCTGACGCCGCCGAAAAATTCCCGCTGGTCTACCACAATGCCGACTGGGATGCGCACATCAACCAGGCTGTTGGTTACATCCAGATCGATGACGAAATTATCGCGCACAGCGGCTGGACCGATACCAACTACACCCATTTAACCGTCGTGCAACGCGGGGCGCTGGGCACGGTCGCAGCAGAACACGAAGTGACAGCCAGTGAGTCCGACCAGAAAAAAAAGGTGGCCGAGTATTTTTACCTGCAAGGCCCAACGCCGCGCCTGATCACCGGGCTATTGACCGGGCTGGACCTGCCCTCGCCGAATCTGATCACTGATATGGCCACCTGGTCGGAGTTTACTGAAACCGGCAGCGGGGTATTGGTTGATAGCGGCGAGGTCGGGCCGGTGCCGTGGGTCAATTGGTATAATATCAACGACACAACACCGGCAGGCGGGTATGTGATATATAATCATAATGCTTTTGCTGTCGGGCAAATATATTCCATGTCTGTCGCGATAAAAAATGACGCGACAAAAACACAATTAATCATTTTTAGGCTAGGGTTTTCATCAACCGCAGCCAGATATGAAATACAACTCAATATGTCAACTGGTGCAGTGGCGACCAGTTCGGCAGGGTTAGTAAATTCAACCTCATACCACGCTATTTTAATTAACGGTGTTTGGTTTTTGCGGCTGTCAGCCAGTTGTTCCGATGCTGCGGCAACAGGTGTTTTTTATCAGTTTTACCCAGCGCCGTTTGCGTCAAGTGGTCAAACCATCCAGGCCGGCTTGCCATTTTTCGCAGTCGGCGAACACGACGCCCTGCATATCTACCCGGCACACTGGCACCTCGGCATACATGCCGATTACGTGCGGTTTTCCGACTTCACCGGCCTCGGCGCCGACCTTTGGAACACCGACGACAACAGCGGCCGCACCGCGCGTTTTATGGGCATCGAGTCCGAAAAAGGCAAAACATTCATCGAGCAGGAATTGTTACTCTGGTCCGGTTGTTTCATGCCCGTGCACGCCGACGGCAGCCTGGGCCTGAAACGCCTCAACAGCGTTTTGCCCTATAGCGCCTATAACGCGTACATCGACGAAAACCAGATCATAAAATATGGCGAACTGACCTACGACCAGCAGGCCGTCATCAATAATATTCTGATCAAATGGAACTGGATTGATTCGCTCGATCGCTACACAAAACCCACCCAGCTCATCGACACCAACAGCACCGCAGTGCACGGCGTCGCGCCCCAGCGCAATTACGAATTCCGAGGCGTGTTCAACGGCGTGCACACCGACAGCGACCTGCAAAACTATTTTCAGCAGATCCGCGACCGCTACGCCGCGCCGCCCGTGCGCCTGTCGCTCGACGTGCTGCCCGAATGGGACAAACTTGACGTCGGCGACACCGTGCGTGTCGACTGCAGCCAGGTGTGGGATTACCACGTCGATGACGAGCTATCGCGCGTGTTCGAAATACAGCAGGTCAAAACCGACTGGATAACCGGCAAAGTCAGTCTGGACCTGTTCGGCGGCATCCAGCCCGGCAGCCAGCTCGCGATCTCCGACAGCTTTGTACTGTCCGATACCTTCTACGGCGCATCCGGCCAACTCGGCGGCACCGACCTGACCACAGTGCTGACCATATCCGGCGGCGCCATCACCGCCAATGGCAGCCTGACCGGGGGTGATTACTACTACGACGTCGGCGATTTAACGCTCAATGCCGGGGTCACTATCACCATCAGCGGCACCGTGCGCCTGCGGGTTAAAGGTTTTTTTACCGTCAATGGTGAGATTGACGGGGTTGGTGGTGGTGCGGCCGCCGGGGCCGGCGGAACAAACCCCAGCGGGGCATTTTCTACCGCTGCTGTTGGTGCGCAATTCGAGGCCGTAAAACCTCAATACGGTGCGCTGGGCAAATATGGTCATAGCGTGCAATCGCATGGGCTAAACTACAGCGTAAACAGCGGTCGGCCGTTTATTACAACCTGGTTTTTTGGTGATAAAACCAGCAATCTCGATGCGATTATTGCGCCCAAAACCAGCGCAGAATTCATCGGTTTAATAAATCCTGACGGCCTCAACCTGCAGGGCGTCAGCGAGTTATCTAATCTATCCGGCAGTGGTGGCGGCGGTGGTGCGGGTAGCTGTGTGGTCGATTACAACGGCAGCACCACCTACACCATTACCCCCATCGCCAACGGGGGCGCGGGCGGCGCTGGCGGGTCGGGGTTGTGCATAGTCTGTCGCGGCATGTCATTCGGTGCAGCCGGTCAAATCGATGTATCCGGCGATCCTGGCACGCAAGGCGCATCCGGCGCGTATGCTGGTGATACATACTACGGCGGCCATGGATGTTCCGGCTGGCCGGGTGCGGTTTATATCCTGATCGACGGTAACAGCGCCACGCCAGATCAAACAAAAATCATCACCAAAACCGGCGCCACGCCGCTGCCATCAGCCACGCAGTTTTACACGTTACAAAATCAACGCCTATCAATTAGCGCCACGGTCGACACCTATTCAATGGGGTTTTTAGGCTCAATACGATACGACCACCCCAACAACAGCACACGCGATCAGGTGCGCATACAATACATCCCCAAAGCGCTGAACGGTTTTACATGGTTCCCCGCGCAAGAGGCGCAAGAGGTCGTTGGCTACGAAAACAAACCGGTGGCATGGGACGACATCATCGATCCGGCATCGACCAAACCCGCCAACAATGCCACTGTAAACAACGTCTACCGCGTCACCACCGCCAGCCCGCCCGCCGCGCCCGTGGCCGGTGATATCTGGTATCAAACCAACACCGGTGCGCTGCAAACCTACGACGGCGCAGACTGGCAACCCGCTGCCACGCAAAACATCGTCAGCCGCCAGGCCAGCGCACCCAGCACGCCGCAGCCCGGTGATATCTGGTACAACACCACCAGCGGCGCCCTGCAAACATACGACGGCGCCACCTGGCAACCCGCCGCCACACAAAACATCGTCAGCCGCCAATCAACAGCGCCCGCCACGCCGCAGCCCGGCGATATTTGGATAAACACAACTGCAGGCACATCGGCGGAGCAGGTTCAAACTTATGACGGCAGCACCTGGCAGGACATGGCCAGCAATGGCGCCCAGGCTGGCGCCAACCTGCGCGATGCAGCGGCCAACCTGATCGGTGATGCTGATGTTTTAAACAGCTATAACGTATTGGATTCCGTCATTACAGTGACAGTTGGCAGTGGCGGCGACTATTCCACGATCAATGCCGCGTTGGTAGGCATCACGCAGCAATTCCCGACTTACCAAAGCACAGCGGCAAGGGCAACGATTAATATTTTAAGTGGTACGCAAATAACAGAGCAGGTCATTGTTGATGGTATTGATTTGAGTTGGATAACCATCACGGCGGTCGACGCTTCTACAACTATCAGCATAACCGGCGCGTCGTCTATTACTTTTTATAGTGGTGCGGGTGGAGGTTCAACGCTTACAACATACCCAGTTTTCGCGGCCATTAATGGCGGCAAATCGCCGGTTATTGATTTTAAAGGGTCAATGGCAGTAGGAGCAACGCTGGACGCATTTTGTTTTAGTTATGGCGCGGGTTCTTATATCCAACTAGCGCCTGGCGCGGGTTGCGTTAATACCGGATCAACCTCTGCGGGTTGGGGTTTTAATTCGGTTGGAGGTAGTATATACGGCGAATCAATCGCTTTAGATGGTTTTTATTCGTCTATTGAGTCAAGGCTTGGCGGTAGTATATCACTCGCAACCAGCACAATTGATAATACGCATTTACATGGTGCGGCGGCGGTATATAGCGGTAATCTAAATTTAACTAATGTCACTTTTGATACTGTAACGGGTAACGGTGTTCTTGCGTCAACAGGGAGTAGGGTAAGCCTTTTTAATTGTTCCGTAATATCACCCTCACAGGATGCGTATAAATCCTTAAACGGCAACATGATTTGTTACACTTGTTCGGCTTCAAGCATTGCGCCCGGCAAAAAAGCTTATGCTATCGACCGGGCCGGAATGCTGCAAGAATATGCAGGGTCCGGCACTGTAAGTTATTCGCACACGGTCAACACAATTACAAGCGCGGGTTTAATAATCACTTAAAACCTGCAAACCTACGACGGCGCCACTGGAATAATCATGGCATACTAATCCCGGTAATCACCCTTTATACCGCACGAATACAGACCGTTAGCCGAATAATCCGGCCTTGATACCTTCGCGGGTGCAAGTTGGATTGGATCAGGTGTTGCCCGATGATGTCTATGCAAATTGTTCAATTCCTGCTGCCAAACCGGCCCCGGCCCGCTGGCGCACCCGCTCAACAAAACCACACTTAAAACCATCATCATTTTTTTATCCATTTTCGCCACCTGTCGCTGTAAAAATTTAGGCACACGGCCTGATAAGTTATTGATCCCAAAGGACCAAAAACCCGCGATTTAGGCACAAAAATCTCCACAAGCGATTGATTACACAACCAAAACCCAGGGACTTGTAATCAGTAGGTCCCGCGTTCGATTCGTGGTGCCGGCACCAAATTTTACTTTTAAAACAATGCTTTGCGTTCATGTCGATTTTCTCCATTTTGTTGATTTGTTCCTAATTAGGAACAAATCGGGTTAGCGGGGCGGTTTGAAACGCGCCCGTTTTGTTGTGTATCGGTTGCGCATGGCCTCGGTTTTGTGGCCGGCTATGCGGTTGTCCAAGGCGTCGCTGATGGCTTTGGATTTCAATTTGTGCAGGCTCCAATAGATTTCACCAAGGCCTTTTGCGTCCATGCGTTTTTTCAGTCGCTGCATGGCGGTATCGAGTGTTGATTTTTTCAGGCGCTGGCCCTGGCTGTTGATGATCAGCGGCGCGTCGATGTCGGTCACGGCATGCTGGGCATGACGGGCGCGGGCCTGCAGGTACGCGGCATAGAGTCGATCGGACCATTCAATCGTATTGGATATGCTGCCCTTGGTGCGCGTCACATTGATGCCGCCGGTTTGCCGGTCCGGGTTGATGTCGCTCAATTTAATGGATAGGGTTTCCACGCCTCGGCTGGCGAGTAAATAGGTTAGTTCGAATACGATTGGCAGGTAATCGGCGATCTGTTCGGCCTCGGTTTTCTGCTGGTTGTATTCGTCATCGGTCACATACCGGGTATTCGGTTGCTCGCGAAATTTGGGTATTTTAAACGGGTTGTCGGTTGTGCCCAGGTGGTCCAGGTGATTAATCGCCCATTTGGCCGCGCTGGAGAGTAGCGAGATTTCCCGATTAACTTGCGCCTCGCCCTTTCGCCCGGCGGCCTGATAGCGTTCAAGGCGTTTTTCAGCCAACCGCAGGACCATAGGCCGGGTTAAATGGCGGTAGGATATGGCGCCGAGCGTGCATGATTGGCCGTTCAGCTTTATCGGATGATCAAGTATGCGCAGCAGCGCGCCAGATCGGCGCTGACTACCGGGCGCCAGGTCGGTAAATGTTTTTGAATTGCGGTATTGGTCGATAATCCAGCGCAGCGTGTATTTTTCCGCGGCGAGTCGGTCGGCCAGGCTGTTTTTGGCGGCCTGCCATGCGCGGATGATGGCGTCGTCCGGGTCGGTAATGTTGCCGAGGCGCACAGGCGGGGCCAAAAACCCGTTTTTGTCGGTGCGGATCTGGTCGCGTTGGTCGGCGGGTATCCGAGGGCGCCAGACCCATCGTCCGTTGGCCTGGTGCACATATTTGAGTTTGATGGCCATTATTCGATTTCAACGTCTGGCGTGGCGTCGTCCATGCTGTGGGGGGTTGAGTGTAACCCCATTGCCGCGTTGAGCGCAAAAACCGTGGTAAATGGCCGGCCGCGTATGCCACGCAGGTATTTGATGCCGCCGCGTTCGAGGCGCACAATCACGTCCTCGACGGTGGAGCCGCCGACGTGTTTTTTTAGCTCGTCGAACGAAACGATCATCAGGCGACCGCCTCCATCACGCGCCGAGTTTTTGCAATCACGTTTTCAATATTTGCGTGCATAGTTGCCTCCGTTCGGGTTAATAAAACTGTTAAATTACTTTCTCATTGTTCGCCATGCTGATATTGCTTTTAGACTATTCTTCGCCTTATCGTTTGTAGGTTCTGAATAAGCCTCGCAGTTTATCTGGAACGGCATTTGAAAAATCACAGAGTCCATAGTTACGCCGTGCCTACTATTTCTGTTGTCTTTGCTTTTGTATGTTAAAAACACTGGGTTATTGAAAAGTTTTACCCATGTTTGAAACCTTGCCCAGTATAGCCCGTCGTTATTGGGTTCTAATGAAATCAAAATATGGTCAATTTCTCCATCACCGTTTTTTGCAGAGTATATTTTTGCAAAATGCGCTAGCCATGAAATCAAACTTATAAAAAATAACTTCCCACGATGTTTTTCAACATCTCCAAAAATTGATTTTATGTTTGGTTCATTAATAACTTTATCTCTAAATTCATTGGTTTGACTGTCGCGGCCTCTTTGTAAATTCACACAAATCACGGCATCTGGTGAAAGTTTCCCGGAAATAATATTCCATGGGGTTTCTAAAACTCTATTTTGTAATCCAGTACATAAATCCAAATGCAAAAAATCTATATCCATGTTTTCAGGCCAATTTCTTGCAGCATCAAAAATATCACCGCAAAAGGCCAACCTTTTCTTTTTTCTTATATTCTCGACGATTTTTTTATCTTTATTTACCGCAATCAAATTATTTGGGTCAAAGCCTTTCTGTGTAGCTATTTGGAAATCTATATCAGTTTCGTTGGCCAGGTATAAACAAACAGCTTTCCTTTTTTTAAAAGAAAGCATTTTTGATGTTGTGTTCCATACTCTGCGGCGCCAGTTGTTTTTTGCTCCAAAACCGTAATCAATTTTATTTGTCATCTTCTCAACCGTAATTTAACAAGTAGTTACACGCGACGGGAAAACCGCCGCGCGTGAACAAATACGTTAATGCGCATACTCACTTTCAGCCATGTGGCAGAAAATACCGCATTGAATATCCATGCTGTCATCATGCGCCGGTATCCATTCGGGCAGGTCGTCTAACCCAACTCTAACATCTGCCAAACCATCTATTGTGCATTTGCAAATTTTTACATTAAGGCGTTTTTCTTGTTCCAGCATTGCCGCAAACATTTCTGGGAAATCGATCTTTATTTTTTTCCAGTAGCCGGGGCTTTGAGCTTTTACGCACCCGCGACAATTATTATTTTTGTACCCTAATTTGTACATTTCAGGCAGTTCTATTCCGGCGTTTTCAATCATTGCCAGACAATCTTGTTTTGTTAATCCTCGCTCTATTAATGGGGCGCGAAAATCCACATCATTATTAGCATCAATAAACCTATCAACTCGGTTTTGTTCTTCCACCGTGTAACCGAAAATCTGTGTGTCGTCTGGCTGTTCAAATTCTTTTCTCACGTTCTTTTTCAACTCCAGCGTGCAACGTGCGCCGCCATGCCCAGCTAAATATCTGGTTTTGTCAAACACTGTATAAATAGAACGTTCATATTTATCATTACCAAGTACAATAATTTCCTGCCCGAACCATTCCTCACAATCCTGCAAGAACCGCTTGTTGTCTGGATGTTCTTCCCTCACTTCGCAGTAAACGACTGTTACCGGCAATCCTTCACTAATTGCTAATTTTGTAGCTACTGCCGAGGCAGCGCCGCAACTAAACCAACTCACAATTCTATTCATTTCGCTACCCATAAAATACGCATTAACAAGTAGTTACACGGGACGCAAAAACCGCGCCCGTGAACACAGTCGTTATGTGTTAAATTCCGGTAGATGCATCCAGCCTCGCATGCACTCGTCACCTTCGTATTCATTTTCAAAATAGGCGTCGTCCGTCCCATCAACAGTATTGATCTGCATAATCGGATATACCCATTTTTGCTCGTAATCATTCCAGCATGCTGTTACTGGTCGCGTCCAACCCATATCCGCAATAATAATTTCACCGGTTTTCGGTGCGCTTGTTGGTTTTTGCCATAATGCCGCGCGCTGGCAAAGCTCGGCGGCATCCGATTGCATTTTTTCACTGTTTTGATATGTCTCGATAATCTCCATTGCTGTATGGCCACCCGCATCAATTAAATCTAGTAACATTTTTTCGATTTTCATTTTCGCCTCAAAAAACACATAACAAGCGCAATCAGTCGGGACGGCGTTACCGCCTGTGGCCTACGTTACGCATCGTGGGCCGCCCCTGTTGCTGGTCGTTAGTGTGAATCATCCCCATTGTGCTGCCATTGCGTCAGCAACACCTTGGGGCGTATAACTGCGAATCTTCCAACGCAACTCTCCAGGCGGCTCACGGTTTTGACCGCTGTCAGTCTGGTTTGCCCACCTTGGTTTTGGTTGATAATCGCCTTCGCAATTAGGGCATCCATATTTACCGACTGCATCATATTGACCAGGCTCGAACGTATACCCGCAACCGCAAACCCAACGAGGGTCTATAAATTTCGTTGGTCTCAGTGGTTCAAGCCCACGCGTCCACAAACCAGTTTTTTTGCTGGCGTCTTCGCCAAAATCATATTGTTGTATCCATTGTGGTCTCGGCATAAATTCCAGCCGTTTGTTTATTACGCCAACCGGGTTCTCTATAGCTAGTTTGTCAACCGGCGCATTCCATATTGCGGTTACAAAATCTAGCGCATCATCGCGGGCTTTTCTCCGCTCCACGCCTATCAGCGTACCAGGTTTAATTTTCTTTTTCTGTTCGTCTTTGTATGCCCATTCAGCCGCGCACGTTAAATAAGTGCAGGGTGGGTGGGCTACAATCAAATCCCAACCATCACCCAATATATTCAGAGCGTCGCCTTGATAGTGCGGCCCAGGTTTATCGGTCGGTAAAATGTCGCAGCTCATAGCGTCATGCCCTCTCGCTATAAATGCGTCCCTTACTCTACCGCTATATTCACACGCTATTAAAACTCTCATTTCACCATCCGTTAAAATTCACACTAACAAGTAGTTGCAGCGGATGGGCTAACGCCCACGCGCTGAACACAGTCGTTATGAATATTTACTCGGATCATCTTTGATGCCATCTCCATGAGAGTAGGTTTCAGAAATAACGCCATTTGA